CCTTATACGGGTTATCCCACGCCATAGTGCCATCGTCATACATGATCCCATTGCCACCCACTACGGTGCTAGTCAAGTATTCGGGTATCGCCCATACAGTATTGGGGCGGGTGGATTCCCATTCAAGGATCCAATTCCCTACCCTTTTCAATGTCACTGTCGTATCCATTATTGTTCTCCCATTTCTGTCATAGTTTCCGTTCCGTCACCATTGAGAACGATACGCATATCTGTATAGATAACTATCTGCCCGTCGTTATCTTCTCCTAGTGTGGCGTTAGGGCATAGCCCAATAATTTTATTTAGTAGCTCATGTGTAGTCATTGTTATCTCCTAGTCTCTTACGATCTGATCGCCGTATTGGTCAATGAATAGCTCGATGCTCTCATTCACCGTGTAAAAGTGATAGGTCACACTCTTGAAGTACGCCCCATACCCGTCATGTGGGTTGAGTAATGCCGTAACAATTACCGCCCCGCTATGTGGAACTACTTCCACTGTTACTAATTCCTTAGTATCCATATTTCCCTCTTCTGTTGTAATCACCCCACCATTAGGGTGATAGTGGACTAGCCAGGAATCGAACCTAGCGATGGTAGCCGCCCTACCTAGCCCGTTCCCGTTATCGACGGGAATATTCCGTAAGGAATCGCACTCCTACCCGTTCCGCTAATTCTGATAATTCGCTATCGGACATAGGGTTGAGATCATCGCTAATGTCATTCTCATCGATGACATAACAATATTCCGCACTAATCATCGTGCCCGTTTGGGTGTCAATAATGTATTTCATGTTTCCTTTTCCTATTAGCGGGCGTATGTTTCGTTACGGCACGGCATAATCACGCCCGTGAATTGAATACCTTTACTATCGGCAGTGATCCGCCCCGCCTTGCAAGTGTTCAACGATTCAACGGTGACAAGGTTACTGTCTCCCGCACACAGTGTGGCGGCAGTGACAATATCGGTGAAATACTTACCGTTCAATAATACGCCCGATTCGTTATCGTGCTTATCGGCAAGGATAGAACCCACCGGCGGAAAATAAATATCCGCACACATTACTTTCACGGTGCTATTCTGCCCCGACACTTTCACACTGTGGCACGGATCGGGTTGCTCATAACCGTATGACAGTGACACGGTAGGTTCAAGCTTACTGGCGGCCTTAGCGATATCTGCTAATGCCTTGCAAAGTTCCTTGCCTTGTACGGTGAACGGATTAGTGGGGCGATCCCCGTAGGAATCCACTGCAATACTGAACGCTATGTATCCGTTAGTGGCAGTGAAAGTTAGCACCCCGTCAATGTCGGCAACCTGCACATAGGTCAAGTGTTGCCGCCCCGTATTAGTTTTCTCTAATGCTAACGGTAACGCCTTAGCGATAACCTTAGCGGTAGCTGTATCTATTTGTAGTTTCATGTTTCCCTTTCATGTTGGGCGTTCTCGCCCTATTGCTAACCGTAATACACATTCCTGGAGCTTGTCAAGTAATCTGTTCTACGTTCTCACCCCATCGCTAGGGTGATAGTGGGCTAGTCGGGAATTGCACCCGCTACGGCGACTATTTCGCCTAGCCCCGTCACTTATTGGGTGACAAGTACGGCGGCGGCGTATCGGTTGCCGCCTAATGGATCGCCACAAAAAGCACACGGCAACCAAGAAAAATAGGGTTCCGTATCGTCACTATGTGGCTCCCCGCCCCATTCATTCACGCCCCGTCGATAGCGTTCACCGTGTCCCGTGTCGGCGTAACCGTCATAACTTGGCGTACCGCTAGCGGCTAAGTAAATGCAATCTGGACACACGCCCCCTATATGTTCTACTTTCATATGTTCCCCTTTCAAGGATAACCCGCCCCCTATGGGTGGGTAGTGGGTAGTCGGGACTCGAACCCGACAAGGCCACCGCCTGGCCTACCCCGCTAGTCGATTTATTCGCTAGCCCCGTTCTGCCTTAGCAAGCTCAAGGCCTGCCACTAGCCCACTTAGCGCACGATACGCCTCTACCTTAGTAGTCCCCAAGAATCCACTACCCAAGCGGAACGGGTCATATTCTGCCGTGCCGTAATGGGTGCCACCCGTAGCGTTCAACCGCCACGCCTGGCCGTAGGTAGGGCTGCCTTGTTGTAGTACGGCGTGCGGGAACCGATAGACAGAATCCGCCAAGTGTGCGGGGATAGGGCCACGCTCGATGAATGTCCCCTTGCCTGTCACGGGGCTATCTATAGTCCATTCATCCCCCTTGTATATGCCTAGCTCCCTGGCTAGTCCGTCGATTCTCTTCACGAGAACCTGTATATCTTTTAGTGTTGCCATTTCTTAGCCCCTTTCAAGCTGTCGGCACTATTGCCGATAGAGACAGTATAGCGAACTGTCGAACACTTCGCAAGTACTAAAAAAAGATCCGCAACCGCCACAGATCACGGATCACACACGGCCACTCGACAACAGCTCTCGAAGACACCACTCGACACGATTAGGCGGAACTACTGCCCCGTCACTTCGCACCCGCTTGGGGTGCCTTGCCTGTAGGTGGGGGGGTCATGTCGTGCCACCTATAGGGGGTGGGGTGGTGCCGGTATGTGCACATAATACTTGTTATGTAATTTTGTGGGCAGGGTGGGGGGTAGGGGTGCGGATTCCAGGCAACTGGGGGTCTGCCGAGGCGACGGGGGCGGGGAGGTATGTATTATCTGGAACTGATGGTGTCACTCTTTTTGTGTGTGGGGGGTTTGGTGACTGTGTGTGGTCGAGGTGGTCACTGTCTGTGGTGGTGTTTTACGTTTCGGGGGTGGGTGACTGGGCTGCCAACCTTCTAACTTCCTGAGCAAAGAAAAAAAGGAAAAAAAGAAATCAGCATCTTAATTAATTGTGGATCACCGGCTTGGGTTGTCCACATTGTCCACAGGCTTCTGTGAGCAACCGAACGCAGTGAGGGCGGTAGCCGACGTATGTCGGAACCTAATCCAAGATTGTTGGTGTTCTGGTTTGGCATCCCCCCACGCTTCAACAGTTGTTTGGACTGTTCGGTGGCCGTAGCCAAAAGTTTTTTAGCCGACACCGTTTCGAGGTTGTTCTCTTGATTAGTTGACGTTAATCACGCTGCTTGTTTCTCTTACGCAACAGGGGAAGGTTCGGTCTTGGGTACTTCTTGGTTGCAGGAAACATCTACCCCAGTTCCCTGGTGTGAAATGCCCCGCACCTTGCAACAGGTGTACAGCCGTGCTTGCCTTGACGATTCCCATCGTGGAGGTCTTGCTGGATTGTTTGTTACCGTAGCAGATGCTGTATGCTGTTTTCTACTCAGTAAATGTAAAACTTGTTTGGAAGCGGGAAGTTTTGTGGATCAATTTAAATTTTATGTGGGGACAAACAACCCGTCGTGGTTGTGGAATGAAAACAACACGAACCCGCTGTTTGTTTCTGTTCGTCGTCTTCGTAAATACAAAAAGTTTCGACCTTCAGGTGTTTCTTGGTCTTGTGACAGTGGTGGCTTTACGGAGCTTTCTATTTTTGATAAGTGGGTTACACCGCCAGGTCAGTATGTTGAAGAACTTTACCGTATTACAGATGAGATTGGTTTGATGGATTGGGCTTCACCACAGGATTGGATGTGTGAACCGCACATGATCCAAAAAACAGGGAAGTCGATTGATGAGCACCAGCGTTTAACTTGCGAAAATTTTCTTGAGTTGCAAGGGTTGGCACCGGATCTTCCTATTATTCCTGTGTTGCAGGGGTGGGCTCCTGATGATTACAGGGTTCATTTAGATATGTATTTGGATTATGGTGTTGATCTTCGTGATTACCCCACTGTTGGTATGGGGTCGTTTTGTCGCCGTGCAAACGTGCAGGGCGTTAAACAGTTGGTGGAGGATTTGTCTGCTTACGGTTTAAAAATGCACGGGTTCGGGTTAAAGAAGGATGGGTTGAAACTTTTTCGTAATCATCTTGTGTCTTCTGATTCTATGGCTTGGTCTTTTACTGCCCGTACTGCAATGTGGCAGGCTATGAAGTTGGGTTGTGAAACAAAGTATTTGTGTGATCGCACGGATCATAAAGCTAGGAACTGTGGTGATTGCCATCGTTGGGCGATGATGTGGGCTGATGATGTAGCATCAACACAGCAAAGGATGTAATGGGAACTAAACGATCTGTCCCACCACAGGACAAAGCCAAATTTTTTGCTTTAATGCAAAACGGATACAACATCAAAGACGCATGTGCCGCTACTGGTGTTCATTACAACACTGGTTCTCGTTGGGTGAAACGAGCGAAAGAATTATCGACTGCTACAGCAGAGGCACGTCATAAAGGTTCTTCCGGTGCAGGGTTCGGTGGTCGTCAGTCTATTGACTATCAGAAAGCGTTAGACAATGTTGATCTTCCATCGGCTATCCCGTATGACATGCTTTGTGAGGAAGCGAAAAGAGGGTTGGAAGATTTTGATTTTTTCAGGTCGTACTATTTAGGGCGTGTCCCTTCACCGTGGCAGGTTGAAGCAGCGTTAACTCTTGTAAAACTATTGGAGTCTGACGAAAAAGAATTCGTTGTATTGAATGTGCCTCCTGGTGCGGGCAAGTCCACCTTGTTTCACGATGTTGCTGTGTGGGCTATTTGTCGTAACCGGCGTATCCGAGTAATGATCGGATCTGTATCACAGAACATGGCGAAACTGTATTCCCGTCGTATCCGTGAAACCCTTGAGCGACCTATGCCTATTGAACCTGATCCGATGATGATTGAGAAAGGGTTAGCAGTAAACGCCGAAGGATGCTTGTCTATCGACTATGGAAGGTTTAAACCTGTCGATAAAGGAGCCCTGTGGAGGGCTGAAGAATTTGTAGTGGAACAGTTAGATGGGAATGGTCTTGACAACAAAGAACCAACAGTACGTGCATACGGTATCGAATCAGAATTCATCGGACACCGAGCCGACCTTTGTTTGTTTGACGACGTTGCTTCCCCAGACAACGCACGAGAATCAGTCGCCCGAGATAAACTTCTTGAACGGTGGGACAATGTGGCTGAAGCCCGATGTGACCCAGGTGGACTTCTTGCGGTGGTGGGCCAGCGACTCGGTTCAGGTGATCTCTATGCACATTGCCTCTCTAAAGAAACCTACGACCTAGATGACGAGATGAGCTATGACGGCTCTGATGTTTTAAATGTTGAGGATCAGTTAAGTGCTGAACCTAAGAAACATAAAAAGTATCGGCACATCATCTACAAAGCGTATTACGACGAGTTGGATACAGGCCCCGAGTCTCGATCTTTCAGAGCGAAACCATACCCCGATGGTCCACTACTAGAACCTAAACGGTTGTCTTGGAAAGATTTATCGTTTATTCGCCACGCTAAACCTGACGTGTTCAAAGTTGTCTATCAACAAGAAGACCTTGATTTGGATTCTCGACTGGTTGACCGTACATGGCTTACTGGTGGTATCGGCAGAGACGGCGTGATGTATAACGGTTGTATTGATCAGGACCGCAGACCTGGACATATACCCGAAAACCTAGCGTCACCATGGATATCCATCTGCGCTATTGACCCGTCACCCACAATGTTTTGGGCTTTCGTATGGATCATCTACCAACCCAACACAGGGCTTTACTATGTGGTTGATATCTACCGGTTGAAACTTACCGCTGAAGAAGTTCTCGGATACAACACAACAACAGGGGAATACTTCGGGTTGATGGATGAAATCCAAGAAAAATCGTATGACATCGGCTACCCGATTACACACTGGGTGGTTGAAATTAACGCCGCCCAACGATTCCTTTTAGCACATGACTTTGTGCGTCAATGGCAAACGATGAACAGGGTGAACGTCATCCCTCACACCACAAGCCGTAACAAGGTTGACGAGAATCTTGGTGTCGAAGCCTTGCTTCCCCCGTTGATTCGTGCCGGTGCGATCCGTTTCCCAAGTATGAGGGAAAACTGGAAGACTCTCGCAGCCGTTGATGAGTTAACAAAGTGGACTCGTGACAAAAAGAACGGTACTGACATTGTGATGGCACTATGGATGGCGGTTTTGAACCTGCCGAACCTGACCACACCGAAAGCTCCTCCCCGCCAGTGGCGACCTTCATGGCTTAACAGTCGGTGATGTGTTATCTTTACTAGTGTTTGCATCTATCTAAAGGTCACGCATGAAGTCAGTTGAAGAAATCGTTGATATCTATAAACAGCGTGTGGATTCTTTGGGTCCTGTTCTTCGACAGATGCGTGAGGTTCGTCAACTTGCGAACGGTGATGTCATTGTTCCGTTGAACGAGTTGGATAGAAACACGAAATCGTCGGTGGCTAACCTGCTGGTTCAAGGGTTAGATCAAATGTCTATGCGTGTGGCTTCAACTATGCCATCGCCATACTTTCCCGCTTTACGGGAAGGTCAAGATCGCAGCATGAAACTAGCTCGTGACCGCAAACGAGCCATGCTTGCTATCTGGGATCACAACCGTATGTCTATGAAGATGCGTCAACGAGCACGACACCTTCTCGCATACAGCAACTCACCTGTCTATATCAAACCAAACTTTGATAAGCGTGTACCAGAGTGGCAGTTACGCAACCCACTAGACACTTTTGCTTCCCCACGCATTGATTTAGATAACCCAGTCCCCGATGACGTTATCTTCACCTATCATCGCCCCTACAAATGGCTAGCCCAAAACTACGGGCCGATGATCAACGGTATTCTTCGTGTAGCAAACCCGAAAGCAGACGACCTTTTCACCATCCTCGAATACGTCTGTGCAAACGAAATCGTACATATCGTTATGGGATCCGAAAAAACATTTGATCCGATGACAGGACAAACCTATCCTGGTATGCAGGCTATTGAATTGTCCCGTATCGTAAACCGTTGCGGTATGCCACTAGTCGTAATGCCACAACGCATAACCCTTGATAAGCCTCGTGGACAGTTTGACGGCATTATGGGTATGTACTACACCCGTGCCCGCCTTCAAGCCCTTACCGAAATCGCTATCGAAAGAGGCATCTTCCCCGATGAATACCTCGTGTCACGACCTGGTGAAAACGCTGAAATCATCCAGTTAGCAGACGGCAAAACAGGACAGTTGGGTGTGGTTAAAGGTGGAGACATCACCCAGTTGCAAACCAACCCAGGCTACAAAACAGATGTCGCCCTAGATCGTCTTGAACGGCAGGAACGCCTTGAAGGTGCAATCCCAGCAGAGTTCGGTGGCGAATCCGGCACCAACATCCGTACAGGTCGCCGTGGAGAATCCATTCTTTCAGCAACTGTGGACTTCCGTGTACAAGAAGCACAAGAACTTTTCGCATCATCCATGATGGAAGAAGACAAGATTGCTATCGCAATCGAAAAAACTTATTGGGGTAACGCCGCCAAATCGTTCTACATCCCTGGCAAGGGTGGCGGTATGAAGGATTACACCCCCAACAAAATGTGGGAAACCGACTTCCATTATGTCGCATACTCGGCTGCTGGTTCAGATGTGAACAGTCTTGTCATCGGGTTAGGTCAGCGTCTCGGCACAGGATTGATGTCTAAAGAATCAGCTCGTGAAGCAGACCCGTTGATTACCGATCCCGAATTGGAACGTGACCGTATCGTTGCGGAAGGAATCGAATCAGCATTATTGTCTTCTATTCAGGCTCAAGCCGCCGATCCGAACGGCCCATACCAACCTGATGACTTGGCTTACATCGCAGAACAGGTAGCAACAAACAAGATGAGTTTGCCTGAAGCGATTATGGCAGCACAAAAACGAGCACAAGAACGACAAGCGGCACAGGTTCCTATGCAGGAAAACGGTATGATGCCACCTGAGGCTATGCCTGGTTTGTCTCCTGCCGGTGTCGGTATGGAACAACCTGTCGCTGGTCCAGCACCTTCAGGTATTGAAGGTTTGTTAGCACAACTTGGTGGTGGTGCAGGTCCAGCACCGATGGGAGGAATGGTTTAAATGGCGAAGCAATACCCAAACCGTAGCGATCTTAGAGGTGGGAAACCACCGAAGATGGTGGCAACAGGTCAAACCTATGGTAAAGCAACGGAACAGATGCAAGCACAAGAGGCTATTCCTATGGCTTCAGCCCCTACAGATACACCTCCTCGTGTAGCACCTGGATCTATGGGTGCTTTTAATCGCCCCACTGAACGACCTGATGAACCTGTAACAGCGGGCGCATCGTTCGGCCCTGGTCGTACTCCCACCACAGCGTTCGCTCCTCCTATTGAGGATGATGTTGTTGTGGAGTTACGGGCGTTGTATGCGGCATATCCCTCTGATGAGTTGGCTGATATGTTGGATTCATACGTTCGTGAGGGGTACTAATGCCTATCGGCCCATTTGATGTTGTTACCGAACAAAGCCGGTTTGAGCGTTTATTAAGGGAACAAGAAACAGATACACAAAAGAAACAACAGGTTGATCCTGCTGTTGCTCAACGTGCTGCTCAAATCTATAAAGATGCGCCGTATATTCCTGCATCAGTTATTTTGTCGATGGCTAAGAATGGTACAAGTCAGCAAACTGTTGACGGTATTAAGAAAACTGCCGTACAAAAAACAGCGAATGATCTTGATCCGCAGAAACCTAAAAAGAAGGGCTGGTTTCAAGAGGTTATCTATGACAATGTGAAGGCTGCTTCTCGTTGGTCTTTTGCAGCGTTGCAGTTGGTTCCTGATTTGGCTCAGAACGTAGCGTCACAAGCTTTTTCAGCGAACGACCCTGCTGGTTTTGATGGCTGGTTTAAATCAACCCAGTTGGGTACTTTGATGTCTAACACTCAGGAAGCCGGTGAAGGTTGGTTTTTGGGTGAGGAAGCGATGGAGAAACAGGGGGAACGTGCTCGTCGTGTCCGTGGAACTATTAATGGTTCGGCGTGGACTATTGGGCGTGGAGCTGCTGAAGTTGCTTTTGCTCCTGGTTCCAAACCGTATTCATTGTTGTCTGGTTTTATTGACGCTGCGGTAAACCTTGGGACTGATCCAACTTTGGCTGGCGGTAAAGTTTTGAAAGGTGTAAGAACAGCCAACGCTGCGATACCTGGTCTTTCTTCAGCGCAAGATATTGCTAACGCCAGCAAACTTGCTCGTGGTCAGGCGGGGTTGAACTCGGCTGAGGGTATAGCATTTCAGGCTACCGATTTTGGCAAGTTTGTTACTAACGATTCCCGTGCTAAAAGGTTTACTGCACGCTTAGTGGAAAACGCTACAGACACCACTAAGTCTGTGGAAGAAAAAACTCTTTATATTCTTGAAAACTGGAAAGGTATTACACCTGCCAAGGCAAGAGAGTTTGCTGAAGCAGCAGACGAAACACAAGTTCTTGGTTTATTGGGTGAAGCATCAGCTCGTTTATCAAACAACACAGATGATCTATTGATGACTCGTGATATTCGTGATATCAAAATGGCTCGCAAATCCACAGAGTTAGATGACTCATTTAAAGAACGTATGCCGTTATACAGAAATTTACGCAACAGTCGATGGATTGAAACAATGCCTAAAGGATCTGTGGTTATCAACGGCACAGGCCAAGACAAAACCGAAGCAGTATTGTCATACGCACGTTATTTGCGTGGCAACAAAATAATGGATGACAGCCAAGAGTTTAAAGATGTTATGGGGAAAGTTGTTGCAGCATATTCATCTACTGATCCTGCTCAGGCCCGTGCTGGGGCGAAACAAGCATACGACTATGCGTTTACTGTTATAGCTCAAAAGGCAGGTATTAAAAGCCCTACGCAAATGAAAGAAATTCAGGATGCTGTAGAAAAAGCCCGTACCGCTTTGTCTCGCCTGTACACAGTTGACGAGTTAGGGAATGTGGATGATGCTGGAGCGTTTCAAACATTACGTCAGTATTTACCTGAAGGTGCTTTAGACGAATTTGACCCTAGTGTTTGGGATCAACTTGTTATCTCGGGACCTGGGGCATTGGTTGAGTTAACAGATGAAGTACAAGTTCTTCCTGATTTCCGTAAACTCCGAGCATTAGCAGGGAACCCTTGGCTTACTAGAGCAAGTAAAACAGGTGAACAAAGAAAAGCGGCGGCTATAGCTGAGTATGTTCAACAAGATATTTGGAAGCCATTAGCACTCGCTACTGGTGGATACATGATGCGTAACATGCTTGACGCTCAAACCCGTATGGCTATGGGTGGTTTCTCCAGCGTATGGCGACATCCTCAAGATTTTATTATGTGGGCTATGCGCCGTAAAGGTGGATTTGATATCACCGGTGATGACTTCGGGCCTATTCTTAAAAACGCCAATAAAGATCAAAAAGCTTTTTGGAACGCATTAACTTTTGACCTACACAAAAATCTTAAAGATCCTTCATATGCTGAAAGCAAATTGTTCAGAAACGATTCTTTTGGTTTAGCGGCAAGAACAGCAGATCCTGGTGCTCATACAACAGGGTATGTAGATAACCTTGGTCAAATCAATAGCGACCCTATCAACGGTTTCTTGTCTGGTTTAATTACACAAGGTTTAACAAAGGAACAGCGTCGCACCAAGATTATTGATTGGTTGAATCAACCTGATCAGAAAGAACTTCTTGGTCAACTTAGGGATTACTTTGAGTCCGGTGTAGAAGTAATGCAACCTGGTGTTAACAAGAAAGTTCTTATCCCTATCACGGGTCCTATAGATGAAGTTGTTTATGAATGGGTTGACAAACTATCCGAATTAAAAGTCAACAGCATTACCCGTGGAAACGAAAATCTTAATATTGTTGCTGCACACAACCGTGTCCCATTAACAGAGGTTGCCCCTAACGGAAGACTTGTTGCTGTCGGTAAGGAACAAACCTTTGTTAACGATATTGACCCCGATAATTTCATTACAGGCGCAGGTGAACCTGGTTCTATTATCCGTCTATCTGACGGTAGAGAAGGTGTTATTATCCGTGTCGATGATGTAGCCCGCCCAGGTATTGATCCTTTTACTGGTAAACCTTTTCCTCCTGAAGCCCAAGCAATTATTCAACCTGTCCACAACGGGTCTGCTTTTTCTGCTGATGGTTTAGGAACCGAAAATCTTCGCAACTTAATTGACGATATGGGAGATAACGGAGAGTTGGCAAATATTGTCAAACGAGGTGAGCGTGGTTTAGCAGATGACCCAACACGTTCAAGCAAGTTTGAGCAAGCACGTAGTTCTTTTGTGGATTTCTTTTTTGTTGGTCTATACGGCAAAGCAACGCAAGTCCTTGAAAAGTCCCCTGTGTTCCGTCAGGCTTACTACCGTGAGGTGTACGAAAACGCTGACCTTTTATCCCCCGCCGCAGCTTTTGACATTGTTACAACAGCACAGAAAAACGCCGACAATCTTGGGGTTAAGTTAGATAACTATCTTGGCGGTAAGCAGGTTCGTAAACGGCTTGATGAGATTGCGAACTCAACTTCTGATGCCACGGGAACCGTGGAACAGTTGGATGCGTATGCTAAAGCCGTTGCCTTGAACGACACTAAACAACTTTTATATAACGCTACTGAGCGTTCAAACCTTGAAGACGTTATGCGTATCGTTGTACCTTTCGGTGCAGCATGGAAAGAAGTTCTCGGGACCTACACCAAAGCAATCGTTGAAGACCCAACCCGCCTCCGTAAAGCACAGTTAATTGTTTCCGGTGGCGAACGATCCGACATGGGAATCTTTGGCGGTACCGAAGGTGAAGGTTTCTTCTACAAAGATGCCACCACAGGCGAATACTCCTTTAACTTTCCGTTGTCGGGTTCTATCGGCAAACTGTTAACAGGGCAAGATGTAGCACTTCAAGCACCATTGAAACGTATCTCTATCGGTCTTGGAGTTGTCCCATCTATCGGGCCGATGGCTCAAATCGCAGCATCCCGTATCATCCCTGATACTCCATCTGCTGACTTTATTTCATCAATCCTTTTGCCATATGGCGAGAAAACAAGTTTGCAGTTAACCCCTATGTGGGTGACTCGTATGATTGAAGCAGTCGAAGGTAACACACTAAACCTGCAAACCGTGTATGGCAACACCTACATTGAAACCCTTCGTGCGTTGTCAGCATCCGGTGAATATGATCTTGCCGATTTTGATGAGCAAGAAAAACTTTATGCTGATGCCCGCAACAAAGCTCGTATCATCACAGGTCTTCGAGCATTAGGTCAGTTCTTTGGTCCAACATCACCATCTCCTGAGTTTAAGATTGATACCCTCCAAGGTGACATGTACGGAACACAATTGGTGAAAGAGTTCCAAAAGTTGCAGTCTGAAAACTACGACACCGCCGTAAAACGGTTCCTTGAGATTTATGGCAACAGCGCAATTCTGTATTTGTCTAACAAAACAGAATCTGTTGCTGGAGGTTTGGAAGCCACCGATGATTTCGGTGACTGGGAACGAGGCGAAGGTAAAGGACTTATCAACAAGTACCGTGACGTTGCCGGATTTATGGCTCCAGCAGGCGATGACTTTTCGTTTGAGGTGTGGTCACGCCAAATCGAAAAAGGTTTACGCCGCCGTTTAACAGATCGTGAAATAGTGGAGTTGGCTCAGTATCGTGTCGCAGCATCCCAGTATCGGGAACTTAGAGACAAACTTCCCGCTTCCCCTAGTGACGAGCAGAAAGCATGGTTGCGTCAGTGGCGTAAGAAACTGAATCAACAATACCCTGGTTTCCCTGTGGTGGCAGAGTTCAACCCTGGTGAGTTCCCAGGCAAAATTGAACAGTTGGGTCGTCTTGTGCAGGAAGAAGCACTGGCTGATAATGATGTTGCTAAAGCAACTCGTTTTTATTTGCAGGCCCGTCAGAAAGCAATCCAACAGTATGTGAACTCTGGTGGTTCAGAGGCTGGCTTTAAGACAGCGCAGGCTACGGCAAATCTTCGGGAATGGCTGGTTGGGATTTCTAAAGCTCTCCGTGAGGAAGTCCCCGAGTTTTCTCGTATTTATGACAGACTATTATCTGCTGAGGTTGAAGAATGAGTAACGCACAAAACAACGATTTTAATATTGACATTAACCCTCCTGCTTCTATACCCAGTGGCGGCAGTGGTTATTCGTTGATTCCTGGTACAAGGTTGTCTCCACGGCAAGTCAGGGATGCTACCCCTACTGAGGGTTTGGTTTTCTCTGAAGAAGATTTTACCCCTGAAGGTTATGTGGGTACAAACCTTGTTAACCGTGATGGCGTTATTGCCCGTGGACAGTATGGTGACAGTGAGGCTTATACAGAGATAGCAAAATTAAACCCTGTTGACCGCCGTGCTTTTCTTAACACTTTGCAACGCTATGGTGTTTATGGTTCTAGCAAACCATCATCTACTGGGTTCGGTTCACAGGATCTTTCTGCTGTGCGTGAAGCAATGCTGTATGCCAACGCTAAAGGTGTAACACTTGATGTGGCTTTGTCGCTTCTTGCTACTGAGGCTAAACCTATGGGTGGCGGGGCAAGAATCCGTACTACACCAAAAGAAGATTTGCGGGCTGTGTTTCGTCAAGTTTCTAGCCAAACACTTGGTCGCCGGTTATCCGATAATGAAGTAGAAAAATTCATTAAAGCGTATAACCGTATGGAAGTTTCTGAAGCCACAGGTGGTCAGGCTGCACCATCAGCACAGGTCGCAGCAATGGAAGCAGTCGAAGCGGGTAATCCTGATGAAGCCGCAGCTATGGGTGCTTTACAGTTGACGAACATTATTGATCAAGCAATCAAAGGATTAGGATGACGTACAGACCAGACCCGAACTTTTACGATGATCAAATTGATGACGTAAAAAAAGACCTAGAAAAATACAGGCTTGCGTCTTACAATTCAACGCAACGGGCATACATTGTTGACGGCAAAAAGTTTTCTCAAACAAAACTGGATTCTGAGATTAGGAAACGACAGAACGATATCGCCAAACTTGAGGCAGATAAAAAGAAGTTCGGTAAGTTCGGACCTAATTATGGGCCGACTGTTAAAAACAATGCTGCTGGCGATCAGTTCCTTAAACTGTATAAAACGGCGGCAGATATCAAAGTTACCGATTTTGAAAGTTCGGTTGCCAATGTTGAGGCTTGGAAAAAGGTTACGGATTTCGTAGCAAGAAACAGAAACATCAAGGTCGCTGTTGACCGTGAGGCTTTGCTCCCTAGTGGTGGTGGTTACGATACTCGTGGGAGAATCAAGGTTGTTGTTGACCCTACGCAGGACCCTACTTTTGCTGCGTTGATACAAAATAGTCCTGTTGCTGCCCGTGAGTCTGCTATTAATTTTTCCGAGCAAGGTGTTGTTGAAACCCGTCAAGTTGTTCGTGGTGATAATCCGAATACTGCTACTACTTCTACTCGTAGGGTTGTTACTAATCCAACTGAGCTGAGTCGTCGTCAAGGGGTTCTTGATCGTATTGGTGTGACTTCGGCTCCTCCTGCTGATGTTGAAACTGCTCGCCCTGTTTCGACTGCTGCCCCTACTGCTACTCAGCCTGCTACTGAGTCTCAGGCACAAACTACGGCTACGGCTACGCCTGCTGGTCGTTCTCCTGTGTCTGCTGATGCTGCTGAACGCCGTGCTATGGCGGCTACCCCTGTAGATTCTACTGGCGGTGGTGGTGGCACAAATCTTGGTGGTGGCACAAATCTTGGCGGCGGTGGAGGAACTGGTGGAGGAACCGGTGGAGGAACTGGCGGGCGCATAGGTAGAGGCGGGCGCACAGGCAGACCTAAACTTCCTTCTAACTGGGAAGCCCGATTCCGTGAAATGTTCCCAGCCCAATCATGGCTTTTAGACATTGACCGTGCAAAATACCCTGCTTTGTTTACACTTATCCAACGTGGTGTTACAGACAAAATGTGGGAAACCCCTGAATCCCAAGCCCGTTTCGCAGCCGAACTAAACAACACAGATTTCTTTAAAGAACTTCAAACTAATAATGTTGTCCGAGACGTAAAAGCAGTTGTCGGTGATCTCGGATTTGATTCTGTGCCGTTCAACAAGTTCCTAACCACAGCAATGAACTTCGGGTGGAAAGATGATGTTCTTAAATCTGAGGTGTACAAGGAAGCCTTCCGTCGTGACGATAACGGGAACTTCGTCAACCAAACAGCCGTCACACGGGCTAAAGCCTCCACCGACTACAAGAAAGCGCAAGGTTTCGGTAGGGCTTTTTTTAGCACAGTCAGCGATAGCACTATTGAACAACGGTTGACTGGGGTTATCACCGATGAGGATTTGATTCGTCAACAGCGGGAACTAGCCAAAACTCGTTATGGGCATCTTGGCAACCTGATTGATCAGGGCTTGACTTTGGAAGATATCGCTGGTGGTTTCAAAGAACAGGCTGCCCGTATCCTTGAAAAAGATGTGAACGCTATTGATATGGGTTCAGCTGATTTTGAGGCTGCGTTTAACTTTGGGGAGCCAGGTCAGAAACGGATGATGTCCACCGGTGAGTGGGAAATCATGTTGCGGTCTGACGCTAAATACGGTTGGGATAAAACTGAGAACGCTAAACAGGAAGCCCGTGGTTTGGCGGCAAGTATCGCTCAAGCCTTTGGAAAGGTTATGTAATGGAAGAAACAACAGCACTTAAAATCCTTGAAGACACCCTAAAGTTTTACGGTTTAGTTACACCTACAGATACTCGACTTTTGGATTCAGTCAAAGCTTTGTGGACAGGTAAAAGAATTACAGATCAATCCAGTATTGACGACATCGGTATAGCATTGCGTGACGACCCTGTATTCAAGGAACGCTTCCCCGCCAACGAAGCCCTCAAAGCCGCAGGTAAACCACAGTTCTCTGTCAGCCAATACCTTCGTGAAGAATCCGCATACAAAACAGCCCTACAAGGTGCAGGTATGCCCCCAGGTTTTTATGATGACCCATCAGACTTTCAGAACTTCATCATCGGAGATGTATCCCCTGACGAGGTGGAAGCCCGTGCCCGACTCGGATATCAAGCGGTACGGCAAGCAGACCCTCAGGTAGTTAACGAGTTCAAACGACTGTACGGCGTTTCTGAAGGTGAACTGGCAGCGTATTTCATTGATCCTCAACGGATGCGCCCAACCTTTGACCGTTACGAAGCAGAACGACAGGCACGTGCCGCCCAGATTGCTGCGGCAGGAACCACACAAGGTGGGATGACAATCAGCCAGCAACAAGCTGAAGGTTTAGCCCGTGCAGGAATCACCGAACAAGAAGCACAAGCAACCTTCACAGCGTTAGGCGACACACAAGAACTGTTCCAACCTCTACAAGCAGGCGAACAAGCCATCACCCAAGAGCAACAAATCGCTGGGGCTTTCGGAACAAACGCTGAAGCACGTCGAGCAATCGCACAACGCCGTCGTTCCCGCCAAGCAAGTTTTGAATCCGGTGGTGGATTCGCAGCAGGCCAAGGCACACAAACAGGGTTAACAACAGTCGGAGAGTGACGGTGGTTGCATAACAGTAAAAGTTATGTAACGATTAACACGATCCCGAGTGGAGGACTCACTGGCCGCCCCCCGAGCCTTTGACGAACATATGGGGTGTAACAACAACAGGAGCCATTCATTTCCCTCCGAGATGGATGCGGCCTTCAAATAAGGAGAGTGCCATATGTCAGAGATCGAATACGATGATTTCTCAGACGACGACCAGATGGAATCCCAGTCGAACCCAGTTCGGCAAAGGATGAAGCAACTGGAAAAAGAAAACCGTGAGACAAAGAAACTTCTCGCTGAACTACAAAATCAAGCCAAAGAACTTGCTTTTGTAAAAGCAGGATTGGATATGAACTCACCGATGGCGAAGTATTTCGTCAAAGGCTACGACGGTGAACTTTCCCCAGAAGCAATCCGTGAGGCCGCTATGGAAGCCCAGTTGATTACACCCACACCCGCAGTCAACGAGGATGACCGAAACGCTTGGCGTGAAACTAACCGTATCGCCAGCGGATCAGAAGTCAGCCCCGAACCTAAAGGTTGGGCAGAACGTATAAACCAGGCTGAGTCTGAGGCAGAACTCATGTCTATCTTTGCAGAGGCACAAGCTCAGGGCATAAACCTGAACAATTAATAACCCCTCAACTTCTGTAAAGGAAAAAACAAAATGGCTGATTATTACGCAGCAGAAACCGGAACGGGCAACCTTTCCGTTGACCAAACCGCATTTGAAAAACTGGCTTACTTCGCCCTTCGTGACGAAATGTACTTTGACCAGTTCACCGAAGTGCAGGCAACAAACGCAACCAACCCTGGTGCAACAGTGACATTCACTATCTTCCAAGATATGGCTGCCGCTACCACACCTTTGGGCGAGGCTGAAGATGTAACCCCTGTTGCTTTGAGCGATAGCCAAGTGTCGGTCACATTGAACGAATACGGTAACGCAACTGTTACTACAGCAAAGCTTCGTGCAACATCGTTCCTCCCAGTTGATCCTGTGGCTGCTAACGCTGTTGGTTACAACGCTGGTTTGTCTATCGACACCATCGCTCGTAACGCTGCACAAGCAGGAACCAACGTAATCTACGGTTCGGGTGGAGCATCGCTTCCAACTAGCCGTTTGACTGTTGGTGCTGATGACACACTTGAAGCAAACGACATCCGCAAGGTTGTGGCTCAGTTGCGTAAAGCAAACGTGCCAACCATCGGCGGTTCGTATGTTGCAATCATCCACCCTGACGTGTCTTACGACTTCCGTAGTGCAACTGACGCAGCAGCATGGCGTACCCCTGCTAACTACGTCAACCCACAAGGCATCTACACCGGTGAAATCGGAATGTTTGAAGGTGTTCGCTTCATTGAGTCCCCACGTGGCCCATTGTTCGCAAACGCATCAGACGGTTCAGGATCATCCGGCAACGTTGATGTGTACGGAACTTTGGTTATGGGTCGCCAAGCTCTTGCTAAGGGTATTTCCCTTGGTGGCGAGTACGGCGCACAGCCAACGGTTGTGTACGGCACAGTGACTGACCTTCTCAAGCGTTTCCGCCCTGTGGGTTGGAAGCACTTCGTTGGTTACGGCGTTTTCCGTCAGGAAGCTTTGCGTCGTATCGAAACTTCTTCGAGCATTGGTGCAAACTAAATAACTACCCCCTAGTTAGTGAAAGCCCCTCGCCTTCGGGTGGGGGGCTTTTGCTATTGTAAGCACATGCCTTTCTTTCGCCCACCCACAGATGACTTTGTTACATGGTCAGACGAAACAACAGAAGGCATCTTTAAATATTTGAAACCATGGCCTCGTGGTAGGAATGTTTTCAAAATGCTTGACGGATCATTCACCGAGTGGCAACCATCAGACATGACTATGGTGGCGAAGATATACCACGGTGGACACATCCACGATATTGACGCTAACGAGGAAGCAGATTTGATTGCTGCTGGATATGGGGATTACATTGAAGCATCGTGAAGTTCATCCTGATTTGGATGTTGAAGGCTGTTTTGGTTGTCGTGTAGCGGGCGTGTCGTTCGGGGCTAACTCGACCACTACCCGTGGAGCTGATGTTGATCGCATCAATAAAACAGATAAACAATGGAACGCTGATATGCCTGCCTATAAGCGTTTACGTCAACAAGGGTTGCATCCGAAATCTATTGATGGTGCTTCTATTCTTGAGAAACATGCTACGGAGCGTTGGCAGATTGAAGGTGCTGCGAAAGTGCTGTCGGAGTCTGAGTGAACTATCAGTCGTGGCGGGGGTTTCCAAATCCGAACTTCGGGTATGGATCTATGTTGAAAGGTTTTGTTGATAATGTCCCTGCTGGATGTTCTTTTGATTCTCGGGCTTCTGTCGATGTTTATATGGGAGTTCCTTTTGGGGTTAGGGATTGGTTGAAAGGTCAGCATCGTGTGTGTTTCACGATGTGGGAAACCGATACGTTGCCTGGTTCTTTTATTCGTTGGTTAACCCAATATGATCAGGTGCTTGTCCCGTGTGAACATAATGTGGAGTTGTTCAGTAAGCATCATAAGGATGTGAGGATGGTGCCGTTGGGGGTTGACAGCAAGTTTTGGAAACCTTTGCCGGACCCGTCTGGTGTGTTTAGGTTTCATGCTGGCGGGTCGTTGTGGCATCGTAAAGGGCTGGACATCGTAGTTGATGTGTTTAACAGTTTGGGTTTGGCTGATGCCGAGTTACATATCAAAGCCGCCCCACACGCTTCTGATGTTCCAAAGATCCGAGGAAAGAATATTTTCCTACATCGGGAATGGATGACGTTGGAAGCACAGCGGGATTGGTTCGCACAGGGTCATGTGTTTATTGCTGCGTCACGAGGTGAGGGTTTCGGGTTGATGCCGTTGCAAGCAATCAGTATGGGTATTCCTACTATCGTGTCTAAATCTACGGGGCAGGTACAGTTCGCTGGGTTGGCTACTGGCACGGTGGATTGTGGCAAGTCACGAGCGCAAACTGTCGGGCTGTGGGATGAACCTGACCGTAAAGAACTTGCCGAGCAGATGTTGTTTCACTATAGGAACTGGGATGCGTTGCGTAAGCAGGCGTTAGTGACGAGGAAGACTATGGGGTTTTCTTGGGGGGAAGCATCACAGGCTTTGCTGGATGCTGTCCCTGTCGGGTCGCTACTAAAAACTAAAACCCGTGTTGAACCTGATGTGGCTATTGATGTTCGGTTGAATCGTAACCTGTCTTGCGATATCGGGGTTAACCATTATAAGTTTGTGAAAGGTGAAACCTATTCAGTGTCGGAGGGTGTTCATCAGGTATTGTTTGACGCAGGAGTGTTAGAGCCATGAAAAAGAAAAAAGAGTTTTGGGACACTAAAAACCCGAACAAAAAGTCCAGCCCGCTGTCCCCAGCACAGAAGTCTGCTGCGAAAGCCCGAGCAAAAAAGGCTGGTCGTCAATACCCGAACCTGGTTGATAATGCTTGGGCTAAGAAACAATGAGTATTGAATATCGTGGCGAGAAGTTCGCTGGCTACAACAAACCTAAGCGCACCCCTAACGCTTCTAAATCTCACGCTGTGCTCGCCAAGGATGGCGACAAGGTGAAACTGATCAGGTTCGGTCAGCAAGGTGTTCAGGGTTCCCCTGATGGGTCTGCCCGCAACAAAGCTTTTAAGGCTCGACATGCGAAGAATATTGCTAAAGGAAAAATGTCGGCGGCTTATTGGGCTAACCGTGTGAAATGGTAAACCCGTTGGTATAGTTCTAGTTGCCCCTAGTAAGGTCTTACCCTTTCTCCCTTGCTAGGGGCTTCTATCTTTTGTGGTAAAGTAACGGCGTTATGGCTGTTCCCGCTGATCAAGATCTCACTATTACCCGTGGCGACACTGAAACCCTTGTGGTCAATATCACCACTGATGGTTCCACCCCTGTCCCTGTGACTGGTCGTACATACCGTGCCCAGATTCGTTCGGCTCAGGATTCGACAACTATCAAAGCATCGTTTACTTGTACGGTCACTGATGGGGCTAACGGTCAGGTGACGTGTGTTTTGTCTGCTACAGCGTCAGCCACATTGTCTGCTGGTATTTATTTTTGGGATCTTGAAGAAAACGCTTCAGGGGTTATTTCTACGATTTTGGCGGGGAACGTCACAGTTAACGCTGATGTGACGAGGTAGCTTATGGCTACGTTAAATATTACGGTTTCTCGGGGGAGTGTTTCACCGGCGAGTTACGAGTTTAATGTTTCTCGTGTTGATGAAACTATTGGTTCGGTTGTTGTTCCGTCTTTTGTTGCTACTTCTGTTAATGCTCTTTTTACTGTTGTTACTACTACTGCTTCGGGTCCTCAGGGTGCTACTGGTCCTGTAGGTCCTACGGGTCCTCAAGGGGTTACTGGTCCTACAGGCTCTACAGGTCCGACAGGATCGCAAGGTATTCAAGGCCCTACGGGTCCTACAGGTATCCAAGGTCCTACAGGTCCTACAGGCGCACAAGGTATTCAAGGTGTCACAGGACCACAAGGTGCTACAGGTCCAACAGGTGCGCAAGGTCCAACGGGTCCGACAGGCCCACAAGGTATCCAAGGCGTGACAGGTCCTACTGGTCCCCAAGGAGAAACTGGACCTACAGGACCTATTGGTTTAACTGGACCGACAGGCGCACAGGGTCCTACTGGTACACAAGGTCCTCAGGGAATCATTGGTAACACAGGTCCGACTGGACCTATCGGACCTACAGGACCAACTGGTGTTACAGGCGACACAGGACCTACAGGTGCAGCATCTACAGTTACAGGACCTACAGGACCTATCGGTGCTACAGGCCCGACAGGGGCTGCCTCAACAGTTACTGGACCAACTGGACCAACCGGACCACAAGGGCAGTCATCCAGTTTCTACGAGTACCTGATTGATACGAACACCACGAGCGGTAATCCTGGTACTGGTTTGTTGGCGTACAACAACGCAACACAAACGTCTGCAACACAGCTACAAATCAACCATATAGATCAAGACGGTTTTGACATTGACTTGTTCTTGGCTATCTTAAAACCGAACGACACTATCTACATTCAGGACTCTGCTAACTCTGCGAACTTCCAAAAGTTTGTTGTGTCGGCAACCATCACTGACCATGTGAACTCTTGGGTTGATGTTCCTGTTTCTTTTGTTTCTTCAAGCGGTACAGGAACGACAGGTTTCGCTGACGGTCTTGACGTATTGCTAGTGATCGCAAACATTGGGCCTACAGGACCTACTGGCGCAACTGGACCTACTGGTGCGGCTTCTACCGTGACAGGACCAACGGGTGCTACTGGAGACACGGGTCCTACTGGTCCAACTGGTTCTATCGGAGCAACTGGTCCTGTTGGTCCTACTGGTTTGACTGGAGACACTGGACCGACAGGACCGACTGGTGCTCAAGGTCCACAGGGTGCCCAAGGCCCTACAGGTGCGCAAGGTATTCAAGGTATTCAAGGTGATCCAGGACCGACTGGCCCGCAAGGTGCAACTGGTCCAACTGGTTCGACTGGTGCTACAGGAGCTACTGGTCCTACTGGAACGGTGCTTCCTTCAGGAACTGTACAAATGTATGCAGGCTCATCTACCCCAACTGGTTGGTTGGCTTGTGACGGTACAGCAGTTAGCCGAACAACATACGCTGATTTGTTTACCGCTATCGGTGTTACTTTCGGTGCAGGTAATGGTTCTACTACTTTCAACTTGCCTGACATGCGTAGCCGTATGCCTATTGGTGTTGGCACTGGCACTGGTTTAACTAATCGTGCTTTGGGTACTGCTGGCGGTGGTGAGTCTAAGACTATTAACTCTGCGAACTTGCCGACACACACTCACGCTATTGACCATGACCACCCAGACTTTAACACTTATAATAACAATGCATTCCATAATCACAATGGCACTACTAACAACACAAACATAAGTCACTCTCACGGCATTGGATTTAGTGGTATTGGTTATACCGCAGGTGGTTCAATTATGGCTACGCCTAACAGTGCGAACCCTCTAACATATCCATCAGTAGTAGCCGACCCTTTTCACGCACACTCGTTTGTTACAGGTGACAACAATCAGGCGCACTATCATCAGGTTGATATTCCAAACTTTGTTGGTAATAGTGGTAACGGTGGATTTGCAAATAACCCACTAGATGTTGTTAACCCTTTCTTGGGTCTTAACTTTATAATTAAGTTTTAAGGTATGTAATGAAAATTGCTCTGAAAAATACACCAATAAATAATTTCTCTACGGGTTTTGCTCAAACCCCTGAAGAATTAATGCAAGCATTGAAAAGTATCCGTGGGTGGATGCTTGCAGAATGTGATTGGACACAAACAAACGATTCCCCTTTATCTGATGATGTTAAACAGGCTTGGCGTGTTTGGCGACAAGAACTTCGTGACATCACCCAGTTAGTCAATGTTAATAATGTTCAAGATTGGTTTGAAGTTTCCGACCCTCCTATTGTGGGTCTCCCTAAAACATGGGCTACTTGGGAATACGAGCAGTACAATGCTTGGTATTCTTCTTTATTGGATTCTCACCACGACCATTAACCTGTAAGGAGGGGACATGAAAATTGCTGTAGCAACCATCGCTAAAAACGAAGAACAGTTCGTGCAACGCTGGGCCATATCCTCTTTTGAGGCTGATTATCGGTTTATTTTAGACACGGGATCAACCGACAACACTATTAACGAAGCAATGCGATACGGTGTTGATTGGGCAAAAAAAGAGTTTACACCATGGCGGTTTGACCACGCCCGCAACCACGCCATGAGTCAAATCCCTAACGATATTGACTACGTGATATGGCTAGACATGGATGAAGTCCTACAACCAGGCTGGCGGCAAGCCCTAGAAGCCATACCTGAAGGTGTGACCCGCCCCCGCTATAAATATGTATGGTCATGGAACGATGATGGTACGGAAGGTCTTGTGTATGGTGGCGACAAAATCCACGCCCGTCACGGCTACAACTGGAAACACCCAGTCCATGAAGTCCTGAAACATCAAGGGATAGAAACCCAACATTGGATAGACGGATTAGAAATCCATCACCATCCGGACTCCGCCAAATCTCGAAGCCAATACCTACCCCTCCTGAAACTGGCTGTAGAAGAAGACCCAGCCGATGACCGCAACCAGTTCTATCTAGCCCGTGAACTGTACTTTCACGCAGACTATGGACTAGCCCAATACCATTTCAGCCAACACCTCAAACTGTCCCGCTGGAACCCTGAACGAGCAGCATCACACCGGTACATGGCGAAGATGCGACCCGACTCTGCCGAGCATCACCTGTATCTAGCGGTTGCTGAAACCCCTAACCGTCGTGAACCATGGGTTGAACTGGCTCAGTTGTATCACGACAAGAAAGATTGGGTACGTTGCAAATCAGCTTGCGATATGGCTCTCATCATCACAGAAAAACCATTGGACTATTTATGTGAAGCGTTTGCTTGGGGATGGCTACCACACGATCTGATGGCTATCTCCTGCCACCATCTCGGACTCAAACAACAAGCCTCACATCACGGCAACACAGCCCACCAGTTAAACCCTGATGACCCTAGACTCCTAGCCAACCTTGCCTTCTACGAATAGGGTATGCTGTTTCTGTCCCCTGTCTCATAGGAGTAGAAATGCCAAAGGTCGGAAAAAAAGAATACCCATACACACCTAAAGGTATGGCGATGGCTAAAGCCGATGCCAAGAAAAAAGGCATGAAGATGATGACTGGAAAGAAAAAAGCCGGTAAGAAGAAGTAATGTCCACTGGCACTGTTGTCATTAACCGAACCCTTCGACAGTTGCTGTCAGGGGTTGTGGAACAAAAAAACAAGGTAGCGGCCCCTGTCACAGTGTCTGCTACTTCTGTTGTTTTGTCGTATGACCTTGACGGGTTCCGTGCTGGGTCTGTTTTTGAAATAGACTCTGAACTGTTCTATGTTTGGGAAGCAAACAGCGGATCTAAAACCCTGACTGTTGAACGAGGCTGGAACGGCACTGTCCCCGCCGCCCACGCCACCAGTGCTATCGCCACATTGAACCCACGGTTCCCACGGTCACAAGTCCTTGAAGCGTTAAACGACGAGATACAAGACCTGTCATCCCCAATGCATGGCTTGTTTCAAATCAAATACTTTGACTTGGATTACAACGGTTCCGACATGTACATCAACCTGCCATCGGTATCCAACATTATTGATCTTGTATCAGTTCATGTTCGTTATCTTGCTGATGAATACATCCAAATCCGTAAAGTCAAACTAGTTCGAGACATGCCAACCGATGACTTCTCTAGTGGGTATGCCATAAAGTTTGAACAACCCGCCCGTCAAGGCAGACTTCGTATCGTCTATAAAGCCCCGTTCGTAGCGTTGACAAGTGAAACACAGAACCTGACTAACTGGGCTGGGCTACCTGCATCTTGTGAAGACATCATCAACCTTGGCACACAAATCCGTATGATGGCTCCCCGTGAAATGAAACGAAACTTCACCGAATCACAAGGTGACACACGCCGTGCTGATGAAGTACCACCAGGTGCTATCGCAGGATCTATACAGAACCTGATCCGTATGCGCCGTGACCGTATCACCGCCGAAGCATCCCGTCTCATTAGGCAGTACCCAACATTTTTGACTAAGGAATAGTTAATGTCTTTGACGTTTACTTTTCCGTTTGTTGGAACCCCAGCGTTTTACACCGGCACATCAACTAGTTCTTTAGTTCCTGATGTGTTCCCTGTCGGTATTGACGGCAGACCATACATGATTGATCAGCGGTCTAACCAGTTCAGTCGAGCGTTTGAACAACGTGTCCGTGATTCGGTTGACCAATCAACAGCTCCTGGTGAGGCTGCGATTAACCCTGGTGGGTTGTGGCGACGAGGTGAGGTGTCTTGGCATTTGGGTGCTGGACAGAAATATGCTGACACTGCTGAGGGTCAGGACTACCGGTTTTTTAAATCTAAAGGTGTGAACCCTTGGGTTAAAGGCCAGTTGACTTTGTTGAACAGTACAGCGTTGCGTGGTGCATCAACCTTTACGGGATCCAATCTTCCAATGGTTGAAGTCAATGGTTATGTGTATGTCGCTGACGGTCAGACTTTGAAGTACACACAAGATCCGTTTGCTGCTACTCCTGTGTGGACTTCGGTAACTACTGGCGCACCAACGGCAACCATTAACGACATCGCTACTGATGGCAAACAAATCTATGTTGCTTACGCTAATGAAGGTGTGATGATGACCACTATCGGTGGTTCTTCTGTTGCAGACCATTACGCAACTTCAGGTGGTACATACAACTACACAAAGTTAGGGTTCGCTAAAGGCTTCGTTGTTGGGTTTCACAATGACACAGCAAGTAGTCATATACATATTATTCCGTACGCCGCATCCACTTCTCATGGAACCGCAACAGCAACATTGCGTGACCCGAACTTTGTTTGTGCAGGTTTCGCAGGTGGACAAAACCATATTTATGTTGCAGGCAGAAGCAGCGACACAGGGCTTATCTATCGTTTAGGTATCAAAGCAGACGGCACGGTAGATGTCGCCATCGTTGCTTTAGAACTACCCATCGGGGAATACCCCACAAGTATCTACGGCTATCTCGGTGGCATCCTTATCGGCACCAACAAAGGTGTCCGGTATGCCACTGCCGACAACAACGGCAACTTGATTGCTGGTGCTCTTATCCCAACAACAGGCGACGTTACTGATTTCACCGCTGAAGATCGGTTCGTTTGGTTTACATGGACTAACTACGACAACACTTCCGGTGGGTTGGGTCGCCTTGATTTGGCTAGTTTCATAGCCCCTAACACTCCTGCTCACGCCACGGATTTAATGTACAACTCGACTGCTGCTGTTAAGTCGGTGTCTTCCATGCAAGGCAAACGTATCTTCAGTATCTCAGGTGTTGGTGTTGTGGTTGAAGACACAGCAAACCTTGTTACCACAGGAAGTATTGAGACAGGTATTTACCGTTGGGGTATCCCAGATCGTAAGTTCATTGCCCGTGTAGATACCCGTTCGTTACCGTTGAAAGGTTCTATTGCTTCGTATCTGTCCCTTGACGGTGCGGATTTTGATTTTTTAGGTGTATGGAACAACGCTGACGACACCGAAAACTCTTTCAATGGATCAGACGATAAAGCCATTGAAGCTCATTTCAAGTTTGAACTGAACCGTCTGTCGGCTTTAGTAGGTCCAACCTTGACTCGTTGGACATCCCGTGCATATGCCGCACCGTTCCGTTCCGAACTGTTCCGTCTGCCACTGCTTGTCCACCAACAGTTACGTCTTCGAGATAAAGATTATTTTGTGGATGTCAACGAGGAGTTAGCCCAGTTACGGGATTTAATCCAAGAGCCACGCATCATCACTTTACAGTTGGGGTATGAAAACATTTCAGTAATCATGGAAGATATGGAATGGTTGCCAGTTGATGCCACCGATAAAGACTGGGTTTGGGAAGGGACAGCAGTTGTTACTATGAGAAGTGTTCAGGAATAGGAGTTTCCATGTCAGCAAAAATACGTAGAACATTTAAGGGTGCTGCTATCTCAGCGGTGCTTGATTCGGGTGGTGTCACCTCATCTAGTCAAACATCTATAACCCTTTCTACCTCACCATCTACTTGGCCGACAGGTAAGTTTTTTATTGTTGTAGCCCCAGGTACGGCACAGGAAGAAAAGATGTGTGTCACCTTGTCGGGTGCTACTTTGACTGTTGTTGACCCTAACGTGGATTCTACTTCGGCTTCTACTAATGGTCGTGGTGCTGATGATACGACAGCTCGTTCTGCTATTGCTGGTGGTTCTGTTGTTTACCCTGTCTTTACAGCGACAGATGCTGATGAGGCTAACGAGTTGACTTCTACCTACACGACACAAGGTGATCTTGTGTATCAGGGTGCTTCGACTTTTACTCGTCTTGGTTTGGCTGGCACTGCTGGTCATGTGTTGAAAGCGAACAGTGGGTTGACTGCTCCTGAGTGGGGTCAGGTTGGTACGGCTGGTATTGCTGACACCGCTGTGACTGCTGCCAAGATTGCTTCGGCTGTTGCAGGCAATGGTTTGACAGGTGGTGCTGGTACTGCATTGGCTGTGAATGTTGATGATTCAACTATTGAAATCAATAGTGATTCTTTACGGCTTAAAGACGGTGGTATTACCGTGGCTAAGTTGGCTCCTGGTGTTGTGTTGTCTGGACCTACAGGGCCTACTGGACCAACGGGACCTACTGGACCTACTGGTGCAACTGGTCCAACTGGTGCAACAGGAGCGCAAGGTGCGCAAGGTCCTGCTGGTGCAACAGGTGCCACAGGAGCCACAGGTGCTACGGGAGCCACAGGTGCGCAAGGTCCTACAGGTCCAGGACTTCAATCAGGTCGCATATTAAACTTGACTGCGAGTGGCGAATTTGTTTTGGATTCAAACACAGGTGTTGACATGATGCGTGTTGACGATGCTCTTGGTGTTTATAGCCAAACACTTACTGGTGGTCGTGCAGTGTATGTAATTTCATCACAGAAAATTGGTTATCAAACTTCAACTATCCGCACTAAGCAAGACATCACACCATACGAATTCAACCAACAAGCAGTGTTGTCTATTGAACCTAAGCGTTTCCGATACAACGACACTGTAGAAGGTGGCGGTGACGACTCGCCATGGCAGTACGGTTTCATCGCTGAAGAAGCAGTAGAAGCAGGGCTACCCGAACTATGTGGATTTGACGAGACAGGGCAACCTGACTACTTCGCCTATGAGCGTATGTGTATTGCCCAGCAGCAAATCATCCGCACCCTTTGGGCAAAGGTTGAAGCGTTAGAAGCCCGTCTAACCTGATACACTGTCGCTGTCCATCGGAGGGGTTAACCAACAGGAGAACCCCATGCTTTCACTGAAAGTAGCCAAAGACGTAACAAGCCGCATCGTGGCATTGTTCATCATTTCCAGTTTGACCATCATCACCGGTTCAAGCATCATCAACTCGATGCCAGTCTCTGAAGTACAGATCCCGCTGTGGTACTCGGCAGCACTTGGTGGTTTCCACGCTGTCGCAGACGTACTCGTAAAACTAGCGAAAGCATCTCTTGACGGGAAACTAGAAGCACACGAAGTGGATGCTGCTTTCGGTGTGAAGCGTGACTCTGCTGCAGAAACCGAAGTTGAGGAAGGCTAAAGCCTTACTGATATTTGTAGGGGTGTCAGTTTTCTTTTTCGCTGTCACAGCAAAAGCTGAGAATCCAACGGTTATCGAACCCACAGATTTTTGGTTTCATTATGAGCAACCAACACAGTTTTATGCTCGAACATTTCCTGTTGATGGGTTTTGGTCTGACCCTATGCTGTGGTTGTACAACAGTAACGATGAACTAATCAGGGCTGTTGATGATGTTTATGGTTTGCAATCAGAAATATCAATTCAAGTAGAACCTGGTTGGTACAGGTTGCGGGCTGGTGTGTGTTGTGGGGATCCGAACCGGTGGTATCCGCAGGTGCAGTATCAGTTGACAACAAACGGTGTACCAACGACTACTATCGGACTATGGGATACGACGACGACGATAGAGCCAACGCCTACGAGCGAGCTGTCAACAACCACGACAATGGAACCGACGACAACGACAGTGTTGACCGTGCCACCTTCATCGAGTTTGCCAACATTGTCCAGCACTACGACGACACTGCCCGACCCGCCCACGACGACATTGACTTTGAGCCCGCCGACTACGACGGTTCAGAGTACGACTTCGGTGGTGAGCCAGTCACCCTCTACGGTCTTATCGTCATCAACCTCGGCCCCGCCTTTGGTGATGTCTTCGACGACTATGTTGACGACCCCTTTGATTACCTCTACGACAAGCTCAGAGGGCTTCGTAAGCCCCGTAGAGACGACATCGACGACGAACCCTACCCTGACCACCCCCTCTTTGGAGACGACGAATCAGAATGGTAAAACATTTACTCGTCGGGTGAGTCTCGGACCCATCAACTTCACCATCACAGCCACCGAATCCCAACGCCGAACCGTAGTCGCTGCTGCCATAGTCCAAATCACCGCTGTTGCTACAATCTCCACCACAGGGGTATCAGCCAACAGCTCTACCACTAGGAGACAAAGATGATTGAACGCATCCTGCGATCATTGTTCAAAGCCCCCACCTCAACAGGGCTATTTGAAGAAGACCCCAACCTCCCCAAATTTTCTGTAGCCATCCCTGAACAAACCCGTGTCATCATCGGAGTGGAACCAGGCGAAGAAGCAATGCTCGGCTCTGAAATAGTTCTCGTGCTAGACGGTGAAACCCACGCCACATCCAGCCACCTCATTGGGTTACTCGGATACGGCCCGCATCATCTACGCCGTCGAGTGCTATCCCGCCTGTTACGTCACCTTATCGGTGCAGGATGGACACTCGCAGGCATGATCATCGTTGTTCTCACCTTGTCTGGTGCGTTACAGATAATCGCACTCATCATATGTTTGCTATTCTTTGTTGTTGATCTCATGTCAATATCTTTAAGGAGACCGTAATGCCAAACAGAAAATACACAGGCAACAGCGATGGTGTGTCACGAGTAGGGGCACGACCTGGCATCACACGGTTCGTAGGGTTAGCACAAAAGCGTGGCTTTACCAACATGGGAACATTCTCTAACCGTCAAATGAACAACCCTGCCGCCAAAAAGAATGACCCTAAGTTCTTATCGGTTCACGCAACGGGCCGTGCCTGCGACATTGGATATAAAGACCGCAACCAAGCCCTCGTTATGTGGGATTTCCTTATGGCAAACAGCCGTGAATTAGGCATTGAAGAAGTACATGACTACGCTTTTGATGCAAACCTCAACGACAAAGAACTTGGCTGGGGTCGTGGATATCGTTGCTCTCGTGGCGAAGGAAACAATCCTGCATCAATCCGCATTTATGATTCAAAAGAAAACGCTGGATCACAAGGCGGGCGTTGGTTGCATGTAGAACTTTCACCTGAGATGGCTGACGATGCCAACAAGTTTGTTGCCCGTTGGAAAGCCTGCAACCCTCCTCCCGCAATCGACTAAATCATTATGTTCCGGTGGTTTATGGCAGGCTGGTTTGTTGCTGGTATAACCATCGGATCTATTGTCATCTCTGTATATAAAACCATTGTTGAAACCGAAGACGGAAGCGACTGGTTCTACGAATGACTGTTATACAGTGGATTCTTACTACGGGCGCAGTCGTAGGTTCTCTTGGGGTTATCTATCAAACGATTATCCGACCTGTCTATAAGTGGATGCACCGCATAGAAAAAGCTGTTACTCATGTAGAGATGAACATGAATAACAATGGTGGTACATCTATGCGTGATGCTGTTGACAGAATCGAGAACCGTTTAACAATAGTTGAGGATTATCTAACAAGAAAACGATGATAATGTCTTCTGTCTTATGACGAACGAAGACATCACAATCCTGTTGAAATACCTCATCAAATCCGTAGTTCCACCAATGGACCATGACGCTTTCCTACGGGCAGTAGCACGGCTAGAAGCCTTGCAAATGAAGGCTCAAAAAGTAGCCTGACCCCTACGGTATTATCGCATTATGGATACCTACCCAATCGTTCTCATCAAATGGGCTGACGCACAAGGCGAACAACCAGGCTGGTTATCGCTTGAAGATTTAGAAGACGACGGGGAAGTAATCGTATCCACTGTTGGGTTTCTAATCCCCGCTGATGAAGCAGGCGGTAAACACGATCATGTTTCAGTGATGCAGTCCTACCACGGAGGCGAAGCTATACATGTGTTTCGTATCCCTGTAGGTATGGTCAGATCCATGTCTGTTATGGGTTGTACAGAAACCTGAAAGAAAATGTTTGACATTGGTACACCCTCCGTGTATCTTGCTGTTTAACAGTTACAACAGAAGGGAAACTTCATGGCATTACATCGGTATCGAATTGCTAAACCAACACACGGCGGTCAAGACTGGCTGAACATCCGGTTCCGTGATGAGCAAGGCAACAAGAGAGTGTCAGCTTCGGCAGTGGCAGCAATCTACGGGTTGCATCCATTTGTCAAACGAGATCAATACGCAGCAGAACTACTTGGTGATGTTGCACCTACACCTATCCCACCTAACGCCGCTATGGAACGAGGCAACCGTTTAGAAGACCCGATTATGAATTGGGCTGCTGATCGTTTAGGTGTTCCGTATGTGACACCAGACGAAATGTTTGTGTGTGACTCAACCAATGGGGCACGTATGGTTGCCACCCTTGACGGGTTCTACGAAGACGGTGATGTTCGTCAGGTGTTGGAAATCAAAACCACTACCCGCCAATGGGAAGGAAACCTGCCGGACTATTGGCGTATCCAAGGTATTCAGCAAGCTATCTGTGCTGATGTTGAGGAAGTTATGTGGGCCGTGTTTGATCCATCTATGAACATGCACATGTATCTACAGAAGGTGACACCCGCTGAACAGGCAGAACATATCTCTGCTGTTGAGGTGTGGTTAAACAACATCGAGTTGGGGATGGTTCCTCCTGGTGTGAAGTGGTCGTATGAAACGATTCAGGCTCGTTATCAGCGACCTGTTAACCGTATCCAGGAGTTGTCGTCTGATACTCGTGAATTGTTTGACCGTTTGCGTCATGTCCGTAACGAACTTGCATCCTATAAAGAGATGGAAGATCAGTTGAAAGCAGAGATTTGTGAGTTAATTGGAGACGCTGATAGTGCCGTTATTGACGGTACGACAGTGGCTACATGGAAACCACAATCACGTTCATCTTTTGATGCGAAAGCATTTAAAGAGGCGTACCCCGAACTGGCTGCCCAGTTCACCAAAACCACCAATACAAGAATGTTTCTTTTGAAAGGGGAACGATAATGGAAAATAAATCAATCAAACTAGAAGACGTACTGAACAAGTACGGTATCCCTGACCCGAAAATTGTTGGCAAACTACCCAAGGGTGGTATCCAACTGGACTTCGTAGGTCATGCTGATGTCACAAAGATGCTCATCGAAATTGATCCGCAATGGTCGTGGGAACCTACAGCATTTGACGCTGACGGTCTGCCTGCTTATCGTGTTGAGAACGGTATGGCACACATGGCTGGCTGGCTCACGATTCATGGTGTACGCCGTCTTGGTATTGGATCTGTTGCCCACAACAAGGGTGACTTGTTGAAAGAGTTAGCGTCTGACTTTATTCGTAACGCTGCTATGCGTTTCGGTATCTGTCTCAGTCTGTGGACTAAGCAAGAGTGGGATGATGTTGATCGCCCAGTCTCTGCACCTGCACCTAAGGCGAAGCCTGCCCCTAAAGCAGAAGCCGGTAAAGACGATGACCCGTTGAGCGATAAACAAATCGAAGCTTTCAACAAGGCTTGTGTTGATGCTGACCTGAACCCAATGTCGGTCTATAAAACTGCTGATGTCCGATTCGGGTTCGCTAAACAGAAAGACCTCCACGCTTTACGTGTTGCTTTTAAAGATGCCAAGCAAGTTAAGGAGGGCTAACCATGGCTAACAAAAGAACTGTTGACCCCACAGGGTCTGAAGTATCCAACCATCTGATTGCTTTGCGTGTGAGTGATTCACAGTTGCGGGACATCGAGTTGTTATGTAAGCAGAGGAATGTTCAGCGTTCCCAGTTGCTTCGTGATTTGATTCGTCAAGCTGTTGAGCAGGAGTTGGCTAAGTGAGTGATGAGGTTAAGAACCTTCGGGAAGATAACACTCGTGCCTGGGAACGGGTCGCAGAACTAGAAGCCCAACTGAAAGAATGTTCAGCAGAACGGAATCGTTTGTCGTCAGAGTTAGCCCGCACCTATGAGTAAAACAATTACCCATGGGCGTACAGCGTTTGTGAAACATAAATGCCGGTGTGATATCTGTGCCGAAGCATCACGAGCCTACAAGCGGGCATACAACGCACGTCAAGGCAAAACAATCAGACGCTTAGATTCAACCCCGTTCATTGAACGACTGGTTAAAGATGGTCGGTTGGCAGCAGTGCAGTCCACTGACCTGTGGAAGTGGCGTACTGGTGGCATAGATCTGTGGGCTGCCGACAGGTGGGCTATCCGTTTAGGGTATCACCCGCTGGAGATTTGGGGTCAAGAGTTTTACGTTGGGGTTTCAGAGATGGACAACAACTATGACTGATGACATTGTGACTCGATTACGGTTGTGGGCATCTACAACCCAAGGCGACCATGTAATTGAAGAATTGCATAGAGCAGCCGACGAGATTGAACGCTGGAGAAATATTGCTAATCGTTTAGGTACACACATGGGCGAAGGTTTATACACAGATGACTGGGAATGTCGTGAATATGCGATTGCTGCCTATGCAGACTGGGAACGCCAGCCTGATGCTCAGCTATATAAATACGATGTTGATCCGCAACCAGTTTGGTATTTCAAAAACGGAGAACAGGTATGAGTAAGTCAAAGCAGAAAGGCACCGCTGCCGAAACAGCAGTTGTGAAATACCTGAAAGACAACGGGTTTGTTCATGCTGAACGCCGTGCCCTCACAGGAACCAACGACAAGGGAGACATCACCGGATGTGGGCCTGTCGTATTCGAAGTGAAGAACCACAAAGCTATGGATCTTGCTGGCTGGTTGAAAGAACTACAAACAGAAACCGTTAACGCCGAAGCCAACACTGGGTGTGTGGTCGCCAAGAAACGTGGCACCACTAACCCAGGAGACTGGTATGCGGTACTACCTTTTGAGTGGTTTGTGCATCTGTTGAAAGAAGCTGGCTACTGATGAGACAGAACACTTGTACCTGTCATGTTGGTTGGAACTGGGAGAACGGACCGTGTGACTATTGCACTTCCGAGTTCTGCTTTGAATGTGACCATGACATTGAGGAATGTCCGGAGGATTGTTTCTGTGAATGTAACGACAATGTAGAAGACACTGAGGATGATGAAGAAACCGTTTGATGTTGAACTGTATGACGCAGATGACAATGCGAAATACATAATCATCGAATGGTTATACAACAATGGGTTTGTTGCCTGGGTTAATCCCGACAAGTACGGGATAGATGTGCTGGCTACAAGAGATGGGGATCAATATGGTTTTGAAGTTGAAGTAAAACATAACTGGCAAGGGGAAAAGTTTCCGTTTAGAACCGTGCATTTTTCTGCCAGGAAACAGAAGTTCATAGGTTGGAATCATTTCTTTACAATGCTCAACGATGACCGAACCTGTGTTCTGGTGGTTGATGAGCAGGCTTTACGATCCGCTGAGATTGTAAACAAACAAACGAAATACACTTCGGATGAGTTGTTTATTGCTGTGCCGAAACAGCTTTGTGTCGTATTCCGACTAGACTAAACCTTATCCGTTTTACATTTCCCTTTGGAGGTCTATGCCCACACACCCGTCTTGTCCCATGTCGAAAGGAAACTAATGCGTAAACGCATCATCACACTCACAGTCATATCCCTACTACTACCAACAGTGCTCGCAGAACCAGTCGCAGCACACCACACCAAACTAGAAACCTCCCGCAAAAAATACAAAGCAATCCTGCCCGATGCCTACTACGACGGGCTAGCCAAATGCGAAACAGGAGGAGACTGGAACCACGGAACCCTCAACTACACCGGCGGTTTAGGAATCGCACGAGGGACAGCTTGGAGATGGTCAGGCCATCGCAACATCGCCAAGTTTGACGCACGTAAACAAGTCGAGATCGCAGACCGAATCGCTTTCCGAGGTTGGGACAACCCCAAAACAGGCACACACAAATGGCGTGTCGGACCTTGGGGTTGGGGATGTCTCAAAATGAAACCCCACCTACAGCGGTACATTTGTGCATCAAACCATCCGAAAGTACAACAATGGAAACGGGGATGCTAACCTAACCACAGGCGGGGCTAACCCTAAGGGGGGGGGCTTATGGTTGTACTACCAGAATACAAAATCACCCAACGATTCTGGGCACGAATCAAAATACGCAAACCCCACCAATGCTGGGAATGGCAAGGCTCCATCAGAGGAGACGGCTACGGACAGTTCTACGCCCACGGCAAACACCGAGCAGTCCACCGCTACGCCCACTTCATCAACACCCTAGAATGGCCGCCTGTTGTACGACACAAGTGCGACAACCGAAAATGCTGCAACCCTCATCATCTTGAAGGTGGCACACAATCAGACAACATGCAAGACGTGATAGCCCGAGGAAGGCATCACCATAAAAACAAAACACACTGCTTATATGGACATGAATACACCGAGAAAAACACATACATCAGACCAAACGGATCACGAGAATGTCGAGTCTGTCGGCGGGCACGTAAAAACAAAATGGTCTTGTAAAAGCTGTGGCTGTACAGTAACCTTAGGGGTGGCGGTAACTCACGCCCCTACACACATCTGCCGTAAAAAAGCGGAAAGAATAATACCATTACAACAAGAAGGGAAACTTCAATGAGTAACAACATCACTATCACAGGCAAAGTGGGTCAAGACCCCGAGCTTCGTTTCACACCAGGCGGTATGGCTGTCCTCACATTTAGTGTGGCTGACACCTACGGCAAGGATGACAAGAAGAAAACAACATGGCATAACATCACCGTGTTCAGCAAACTTGCTGAGAATGTGGCGAACACTATCGCTAAAGGTTCAACAGTTATTATTGTTGGTCGCTACGAACAAGATGAGTTCACCAAGAAAGACGGCACCAAAGGTAAGTCTGTAAAGGTAATTGCTGACGAGGTTGGTGTGTCATGCCGTTGGAACGCCTGGGTGCAGGATCAAACTAATGCTGTAATGGCACAAGTTGGCAAGGTTTTTCCTGACGCTCGACTCGTTGACGAAGAACCGTTCTGATGCGGGTACTCTCGCTGTTTTCGGGGGTCGGCGGGTTTGATATGGGGCTGGAAGCAGCAGGTATGACCACTGTTTTCCAATGCGAAATAGATAAACACGCACGATCCGTACTTGACTATCACTGGCCTGATGTTCCGAAATGGGATGATGTATCCACCCTCACAGGGGCACACATCCTAGAAACAACAGGCGGTGTTGACCTAGTGGCGTGGGGTTCCCCATGTCAAGACCTGTCGCTCGCAGGGAAACGAGCAGGACTATCCGGTGACCGATCCGGTTTATTCCATGAAGGTATCCGCATCATCAAAGAATTAAGAGAGTTAAGTAATGGAAAATATCCATCCTGGTCTATTTGGGAGAACGTCGTGGGAGCCTTATCTTCCAACCGAGGTGCCGACTTCGGGGAAGTCCTCTACGAAATGGATGAAGCAGGGGCGTGTTTCTCGGAGTGGACAGTCTTGGATGCTCAATACTTCGGAGTGCCCCAGCGACGGAGGCGGGTCTTCGTCTCGTCTTGTTTTGATTCTTCAGTCAGCGAACGATGTGGATCCCCGCTTTTTCCTGTCTCCGAAAGCTTGCGAGGGGATTCTTCGCAGGGCATCGAGACGGGGAAAGCAGTTACCCGAAAGACTCAGGATCGCATTGGAACAGGTGGTGAACTCGCCTCAGGGAAAGATGTAGCAAACACGATTAGTGCTTCGTTGTATCATAAATCCACTGTTGTTAATCAGGATGTGAACAACGGTCATTTAGTTATTGAGCCGGTTTTGATGAGGCAACGAGAAGGTAAACCAGGTGGCGGTAAAGGCCCGTTGCTGTCGGATTCTTCTTTGACTTTGGCTAGAGCAAACGACCAAACCCTTTTCCAACCTGTGACTTTTTCTAAGTCTCGTAGAGCGCAATCTTCTACTGATGTGGAAACCTGGGTGGAGTCTGATGTGACCCCCACTTTGAATGTGTTTGATGTTGGTGACACACGTGCTACTACAGCAATCATTGAACCGGTTCTTGCTTTTGATACACAGTTCGGTTCTAACGCCAATGTGTTTGAGGATCAGTCTCCTACTTTGAAATCTTCACAGCAGTCACCATCAGTCACACAGTCGGTGGCGTATTCAATAAGGGAAGATGCGAAAGCAGGAAACTTTTCTGCTACTGAGATAGAAACAGCACGGGCGTTACAGGCTTTACAGCCATCGGTGCAGTCTCATCATGCTCAAACATTCATCACTCAAGAAACAGATGTTGTAGGTCCGTTAGCAGCACGAGATTATAAAGGTGTTGGTAATCAGTATGTTGCCGAAAACAAACTAGTCACCCAAGAATCCCCAATGTTGATTGATGGTCGCCGTGTCGATGATGTGCGGGTATATACCGAACCTGTACAAACATTGCAGGAACGTATGGGTACAGGTGGTAACAATGTCCCTGTCGTAGCCCAAGAAACCCAAGCAATTTCCTACGATGGATACAACCAAACCATTGAAGAAGAAATACACAGACCGTGGCGGATTGGCAAAGACTCAGGTGACTTCATCGCAGACCTACGCCCCGCCACACTCGTGGTACGCCGGTTGACACCACTTGAATGTGAACGACTAATGGGATGGCCCGACAACCACACCGCCATCGGCACCAACGGACCTATCTCCGACACACAACGATTCAAAATGTGTGGCAACGGAGTAGCAAGCCCTGTAGCAACTTGGATAGCGGGACATCTTCCCGCCCCAACGCTAAATGGCTAAACGAAAACGAGTCACAGCAGCTGAATGGATAGACCTCAACCCCTATCCAAATCAGCGAAGTTGTGACCATTGTGGCACCGTTGAACGGGCACTTACCATTTGGGATTCGACAATAGAAAACACCTGCCCGTGTGCGTGTCACTGGGCTAGAAGATACAACAAAGAAAACAAGAAATGATTTGGCAAGAAAAAGCAGCGTGTATAGGTGCCCCAAGTGAAGTGTTCTTTCCAGAGATACCTAGCGGGGACATACGGCGTATCCATTGGGCGAAAGCAAAAGAATACTGTGATCGGTGTCCCGTCACAGTGCAATGCCTGGCGTTCGTGTTGCCGTTCGAGGCACAAGTGAACCGGCGTGACGGGTATTGGGGGAACCTCACCCCAAAAGAACGGGATCAGCACGTAAGAATAGAGCAACCAATCAGGTGGAAAAAATAGAGTGACCCCACCTAGCGGAAGGGGGAACACTAGGCGGGGTCGTTCTGATACTAACAGATTATTTTATTTCTTGAACCTCACAGAATGATTCATACCATACTGAACAATTCAACACTGCACTATTGGCGGTGTCACGTGTAGGGAACAGCTCTGCCTTGTCCTTGTTGGTAGTCCAAATCCATACCTTTTCACGGTGATATCGGAACCAATGGGTTGGCGTTCCGGCGATAGACCTACGCACAATAACGAACCCGTTACGCCCCAACGGGGTGCTGTTAGGGCGAACAAGACAAGTGGATCGGATACGTTCTAGTGCTAACTTTTTACGCCCCCACATCAGAAAGGTTCCCGATCCCAATAGTTCGGGTTGATACCGCTACACACGGGACACAGATCTATTGGGCCGTGTTCACTGTCAAAGTGGTATGACCACCGATCCCGTTCTAGTTCTAACCGTGCCTGTGCCAGATCGCCGTAGGTAACGATAGGTGCCTCGCCTTTGCAGCGGTCACAGTACATACGAATCATTGGTGCCATATCAGTACCCTTGTTCCTTGCGTACCCGTTCAATAACCGATAGCACTAGCCCCACTCCAACGGCAAGGGTAGTGACCCATAGTACGGGTTCGTGAGCTAGTAGGGCACTAGTGAATATCAGTGTGAACCCTGCCCCTAGTTTCAATGATCGACGGTCACGGGCGGGGGGCATACCCCGCCTGGCACGCACGGCAGCGGTACGTTCCCGTATGTTGTCGGTGTCCGGCATTGGGGTGTTAGCCATACGGTACCTAACGGCGGGGTGATTAGGTGAATAGTTTCTCATTGGAATGTTCCCTCTAATTCTGTTTCAATACCAAAAGAATCCATATCCCAACCGTAATAAGTTTTCATATTTTCTTTTGCTGTTGTTTCTGCTGTTTCTTCACTGTCTGCCATCACGCAAGTAGTAAGTGTTACATAGTCACCATAAAAAGTGACGTTATACATATTCATTGTTGTTCTCCTTGTTGTTGTTGTTGTTGTTGTTTCGATCCCGTTCACATACGGCACATAAAGATAGATCCCAATGGTGGGTTAGGTCAGAGAAAAAGAATGGCTCTCCGCAACCGTCACAGATAATGAGCTCCTGTATCATTGCGCCACCTCCACAATGTCATCCAAATTGAATTGCCAATGATTACCGTCAGTGTCGATAATCTCATACCACCCTTGTACTGATCCGTTAGTCAGAGAATCTAGTGATTCCTTATCCAAGAATGGTGAACTGAATGAGTATTCATGGCGGGATATTTCTGA